ATAACTATTATCTACAATATCCTTCATTGCAAACTGAATAGACTCTATTAACTTATTGTTATCTATTGATTTAGGCTTTGCTTGTATATCTGTTAGCTTTCTTGTTAGCGCATTAAGAACATCATCAGGAGCTTTCTGTTTATTGTAGTATAGATTCTTGATTGCTTTAGCATCTGCAATAGCATCTACACCTGTTAATCCAGTCTCTATATCTTTCATTACAACATCAGCTAATGGCACTTCATCTGCACCTGTTACTGGTTGTGTAAAATGTGTGTCACTTTTGTTGGCGTTAGCTACAGCTCTATCAGCGTTATCTGTTAGGCTTAAATTCTCTCTACTTAATCCATTAATATCATTCTTAGTTAGCACAGAGTTATTGTTATTTGTGTGATACTTTCTTAATACAGCCATCATGCTTTCTTTATCTGGCGCTTCCATCATCTCATCTTTAACTCGTTGAGGAAGTTTAAATAATCTCTCTCTTGTTGCTGTGCCTATACTAGATGTATCTTCTATCATGCTAGCTAAAGGTGAATCACCTTGCGTAAGTAATCCAGCGGTATCTTCTGGCATGTTCTTAATTGCAACTGAGTTTAATCCTTCAGCTGGTTGGTTAACAAAGCTATTGCCAGCATCTAATACTACGTCTTGTTCTGTTACTGGTGCGATTGGCGCTGTTTGTCCATTAGGAGATACCCTAACAGCTCTTGGGTCTAATGACATAGGAGACTCTGAGCCATTATATGTTCTTCCCATATCTGGATTAACTCTTCTAGTTGCATTTAACTTACCTGAGCCAGTGTCGCCAGTTTCTTCTAAGAATTGCCATGCACTCTTATCAAAGTCTCCAGTGTATTCGTCTAGTATGCTTGGTCTGTTATGAAAGATACCATCTTCAGTCATCTTTAGACCTTGATTAGCAACTGAATCACCTTTGTATGTGTAGTTATCTGTTGAGCGTAAAGGAATTGGACTATTACCAATAGCCACACTATCACCATGTTGTAATGGTACTTGTGGTTTAAGTAGTAACTCATCTAAGCTACCTTTGGCTGGCTTACTCGTAAAAGATGTTATCCAATCTGATAATTGTTCTGCTAATACTCTTCTACTCATTATCTTCCTTCTAGTTTATTAATAAAGTCTTCATCAGAGTACTTTGGAGATGCTGATGCTTCACCTGAATCTAATAGTAGTCCAGCACCAAATCCTTTTACCCACGGAGCTGCTACTCCAGCTAATGATAATGCACCACCACCAATAACTTCACCAGCTACTGCTGGGTCTGTTGCTAGCATTGAAGCTATACTTGCTGTGCCGCCCATTACATTAGCACCTGTATCACCATAAGCTTGTGCTTGTTGTTGATTGACACCACTGATAGTATTCATTAGAGAATCCCATGCGCTAGGCTCTTGTCCTTTGTATTCCAAGTCTAACTCATCAGCCATTAAGTTACCAGACATTACTGCACCAGCACCTACTCCAGCCATCTTTGGATTAAAGTGAGCTAAAGGGCTTCTTACATTAGCTGGGTTAAATATCATGTGATGGTTTGTATCATCAATTCCCTTCATTAAATTTGTAAACTGGTCATTAGCGTTCATCTTTACAGAATCATAGCCCATATCTTCATATATTTGTCTTATTACTTCGTTAGAAGCTAAGTCTCCAGACTCATCTCCAGCATCAAAAAGAGCGTCATTTCCTCTTAAATTATCGTCTAAATTTTTAGCTGGATAGTAATCATAAAAATCATCTAGTTGGCTACTGGCTCGGTCAAAATTAAAATCATATTGATTAGCCTGTCTATACAATGAGTCATGTATGTTTTGTAAGTTTTGATTCTCTTCTATTACCTCTTCACCAGCATCATCATACACAGGATTAAAGTCAATATCATCTGCTGAGTTTTTACTTACATCTAGTTGATTTCCTTTTCTAATAGATAAAGGATAAACAATACCATCATTGTCTTTAAAATCCTCTATCCATTTTGCAGCATGACCAGATGCTGCTATTGATGTGTCATCCATTCGGTCTGCTATGTTTTCTGCTTTAACAGTAAGGTCTGGGGATTGTAGGCTTGCGTAGTTACGGCTAGCATCTAATGGATTGTCTGTGACATATATGCTCTTACCTAAATGCCCTTCAATGTTGGACAGACTAGGGTCAAACTCTGTGATGTCTTTTACACTTCCATGATAATAAGTCTCATCACTGAAACCCATAGCTTTAGCTCTATCTTTAGCTGTGTTGTTAGCTGGTAATCCTAAACGAGTAACAGCTTCTGTCTGAGCATCTGCATCTTTCCTTGTCCAGTCTGCTAGCATGTCAGTTACTTTAGTTGCAATGTTTCTACTCATCTAGTAATCCTTTATATTCCAGGTCGAGTTCGTCAGCCATTAAGTTAGTAGAGAGTATTGCACCAGCTCCACCTATGCCAGCAAGTTTAGGATTGAAGTGAGCTAGTGGACTTCTATAAACTTCAGGTTTAAATGATACTGTTGTTGTAGCATCAGAATAATCCCAGTCTTTTGGCTCTTTCATGTTAGTGCCAGTGTAACCTCTTTTCTTAATACTCATTTGTGTTATGAAATCTTCCATAACATTGTGCTGACCTTTCTGTATTCTTTCTAAGTCTAATGGATTAACTTCACCACCTCCAAACTCATCAGGGTACATCTTTGACCATGTAGACTCATCAGGTCTTGGTGTCATTAAATCAGTAACATGCTCTGGGTTGTTATAGTCAAAGTGTTTAGATTTGTTAATAACTAATGGAAATGTAAACTTAGGTTCAAGTGCATTAACTTGTGATGTCATTTCAGAAGAGAATGGTTTGTTAGAAGTGTAATTACCTCTACTGTAATAACTTCTTAAAGCATCATTACTCATACCTATAACATTACCATCAGCATCAACTTCTGCATCATCTAATGTTAAATATCTATCCCTTTCTGGTGCTTTAGGGTTATCTAATAATTGAAAGTCTTTTTGCTTCATATAATTTTGAAAGCCATCAGCTTCAATACCTAACTTACCATCAAGGTTTGTTGTGTGATACTCAGGGTTATCTAAGTCAAAGCCCATAGCTTTAGCTCTATCTGCTGCAGTGTTATTATCTGGTAGACCTAGACGGTTAGCACCTTCTATCTGTGCTTCTTTATCCTTGCGAAACCAGTCAGCAAACATATCACCTACTTTATCAGCTATCTTTCTCCTAGACATTGCTAATGTTAGCTATCTTGTCTACAGCTTGTATCATAGATTTAATGTCGTCTGTTGTGTTCTTGTCATCATTAGCTTGAGCTTTCTGTGTTATCTCAGCAGTGTGTAACATCACATCAGCTTCTAACTTAGCTCTCTCTTGTTGTATCTTCAATAGCTCTTTGGCGCTATCTAACTCTTGTTGTTTCTGTTGCAGTTGTAGCTCTTGTTGTTCCATCTGTACTTTAAACTGTAGCTCTTGCATCTTGAGTTGTTGTGCAGCTGCATCAGTCTGTGCTTTCATCTGTGCTTTCTCTGTTTCTGCTTTAGCAATAGCTTGTGCTGCCTGAACTTCTGGTGGAGTCTTGTCAGCTTCTGCATCTGCTTGCATGACATTAGCCATAGTTGCATCGTCTATCTCTTTAATGAACTGAGCATCATCTCTGTAACCTGAAGCGTTAATGAACTTAGCAAGTGTTTGTCTGTATTGTTTCAAGTCTACTAATGGATTGTCTAAGCCATACTGAGTTAGCATCTGTTCTTGTTTAGCTAATATCATTTGTAGCATAGCAATCTTCTCACTGCCTGTTCCGTTACCTAAGCCAACGTTAATGTTTACATTGTATTGGTTGTCCCATTCTCTTGGGTCTATCGTTAATGGTTTACCATTGATAGCCATAGCTCTTGGTTCATTCTGATACTTACATACAAGATGTAGGATACCCTTCATTAGATTCTTAACGCCTGTGTCTGCAAAGATACGAGCTATTAACTCTAACTTACCTTGTGACTGTGCAGTCATTGTTGCGACTGCTGTGGCTGAGACATTTTGCAACACGTTTGCGTCTAAGCCTTGTGACATGTCTGACACACCAGTTGCCTTAGCTTGCTCACCATCCAGGTAGTCAAGCATAGGGAATGATTGTCCAGCTGATGATTGTACTTGTAATGGTACGATAGCATTAGGGTTCTTCATCCTGATGATACCGCCAGCTGTTGAATTAAGTAAGTCATCCAAGTTTACTTGACCTTCCACCGCACCAACACGTGAATTGTTAGTGAGGTAAAGGTTATCAAGCATTTGTCGGGTAATGGTTGACTTAATGAACTGTAGTTCCATAGTCCTATCAGCCATAGACTGACCATAGAATGTATGAGGTACTGGGAACGGACACAGTGAATAGAATGGTACATAGTCACACTCTTCATCTGCTAATATTGTTTTACTTGCATAACAGATACGATGCTTCTTAGCCATGCCATCTTCCTCACCAATGTCTATATAACACTCATAGAATGCTATAAGGTCTTGTGAAGGGTCAGTGTTGTTTACGTCAGCATTAACAGAATCAAACTCATCTACACCTAAGCCCTCATCATCATCTGTGTTTAGTCCAGCTACTATGTCATTATCATAACCCATAGCAACTAAGTCTGACCTTGTTAGCATCTTGCGCTGTGCTACAAATCTAGCATCATCTATGCAATCAGCATGTCTATCTATCATGAACTCTGTGTTAGGTACGTTCTCTATCTTTACTCTACTTGCATCTATTGTTTTCTTTAGCTTAACGTTGCATAAGATAATTG